CCTTGTTGTGTAAGTCAGTTGGAAAACTCTTTGGTGAGATCACTATCACCAAAGGACTCAATGCTGATGACGTCGGTCAGCTAGCATACCGGAAGTGGAACAAGTTCCGGAACCCAGTAGCGGTAGGTATGGATGCATCGCGGTTTGACCAACATGTGTCCGTCGAAGCGTTAGAATGGGAACATGCTATCTATGTACGATGTCTGTCTGGGCAGAAAGATCGAAGGAGGTTGGCGAGGCTGCTGAGCTACCAACTTCTCAACCATGGACGAGCATATGTAGACACCTCCCGGATCGACTATTGCACGCGTGGGAGTCGCATGTCAGGCGACATGAACACTGGATTGGGCAACTGCCTAATTGCCAGTGGGCTTGTCAAGTGTTTTTGCGACACCTACAACATCACCGCAGAATTATTGAACAACGGTGATGATTGTGTTCTCATTGTCGAGCAGGAGCAACTACATTTGTTAGATAATGTCCGTGGGTGGTTCCTTCAGATGGGGTTTGATATGGTGGTTGAAGAGCCGGTTTACGACCTTGAGAAGGTCGTGTTTTGCCAGTCACAATTTGTGGAGATCAATGGCAAATACCGGATGGTTCGACAACCGTCAATATGCACAGCAAAAGATAGTGTATGCATCAGACCATTTCCATCACACGATGCACTTCGAAAGTGGATCCATGTAGTGGGAGACGGCGGGCTGTCATTGTGCGCGGGCGTGCCCGTGTTACAATCATATTATGCCGCCCTCAAACGCAATGGTATAGTTCCCGGTCACAAACTATCCAACGATCCCCTTTTCGAAACAGGTGCACGTCGAATGGCGCGCGGGATGTCCAACCGCACCACGCCAATAACCGCACGTTCACGAGAGTCTTTCTATGTCGCCTTTAATATAACACCAGATGAACAAGTTTGCTTAGAGGACTATTACTCTAGATATCAGTTGATAAATGATGGCAAGCCTGGCGTCTATTCAGCAATGGACCTGTTAATGTGACCAGTGGAAATAAATAACCAAATTAAAAATGCCTAAAAACAATTCAAAACAAACAAAAGTTGTTCGCCGCAACACCAAAAATACAAACCCAACCCAAGCCAACCGTATGGCCTATAAGGATGTTATCGATACTATCGTTCTCAACTGTGGTGACACCACGCCCGCAGTAGGATACGCAACGACCGATGCAACCGGTATCGGTGGGGGCTATTTCATCATGCAGCCCATGGGCCTGCACGGCGTGAAAGCGTCCTCCCTCAGCGAGTCAGCGGCGGTTGCGACACCCCATCTTCCTTGGCTGTACAGCACATCCAGGAACTTTAAGGAGTACCGCATCACCCGCGCCCGACTCGAATTTATCGGAAATGTCGGATCGACGACAATTGGCCGTCTCTTAGTCAATTCATCGCGTAACATGACTGATTCTCTATCACCACAAGCCGGCCAGATGACAGGCGGCAAGGTGTTCGACCTTAGTTCATCAGCATCCAAGACCTTAACGTACCCACTTGATATCGACACGTCATGGAAGGTTGTATCATCCCAAACAACCGGTCATATGCTTGACGTGCTCGGAGCAGCTGCAGTGGTGGTCTTTAACTCCATTGACCAACT